TAAAAATCCCAAGTTAGGCCAAATTAAGGCTATTGATACTTTGTTCTCTTTAGCAAAAAATAACTACATTTTTTTTCAAGAAGACGACTGGGAATTTTTTAGAAGCGGGTTTATCGAAGCCTCAAAGTCGGTTATTGATGAGGTGCCAAACTGCAGCATGGTTTGGATTCGCAATCAAAACGACCGCAATGGTCATCCTGCCGTTGGCAGCATCAGAAGAACAAAAGACCGGGTGCAATATCAGCGCATCAGCGACTCGCACGGTGGCGGTATGTGGGCAGGCTTCAGCTTTAATCCCGGACTTCGCAGGAAATCGGATTACGACCGCATTTTCCCGAATGGTTATGGAGCAGTTGCGGAGTTCAACCCGAAAACACCTTGGGCAGCTGAATCAGCAGTTGGCAAAACATACAAACGGGCCGGAATGTCGGCATTTACTTTACTTTCAGGCTATGTTAAACACTCAGGCAATGGCAGGCACATTCAGTAGGCAGGAAGTTTTAAGTCGGCTAACTCGGAAGAGAACCGCAGCCGAATTACAACTTATTACCGCCAACCGCAGGACCGCAGATGGCAGTGCGTACTATGCGGTCAAGAAGACTGAATTGGAACTGGAGATTAAGTTCATCCAATCCATTATCGACCATATTGCACCAGGCGAAGACATCTCGCTAAGTCCGATTAGGGATAAAGCCATTATCGACTTGCCTATCTCGGTCAGGTTGTACGGGGTTCTGAAAAAGAACCTCGGCAATGGAAGCCATGATGTTAGTCTTAGAGAAATTGAATCCATACCGCTTTCCGATATCCGGCAATGGCAGAACTTCGGGAAAAAGACCGAAAAGGAATTGGTTGATTTGTGCGAGTTAAACGAGATTAAATTGCAGCCATGATAGGAGTAGCAATTACAACACACAACCGGGGAAAAGTTGCTTTAGAAACTTTTGCAAAATGGAAGGCAATGCTGCCGGAAAAAGCATTATTAATTGTTGTCGATGATGCAAGTGATGAGCCTTTTCCAAATGCTGAATATCGGTTTAGTTCTAATGTAGGCATTGCCCGAGCAAAAAACAAGTGCATTGAGTTACTAATTGAAAAGGGATGCACCGAACTATTTTTATCCGATGACGATACTTACCCAACTTCGCCTAATTGGTGGAAGCCCTATATTGGCAGTCCTTACCCATTGCTTTCATACACATTTTCTTCAGTCGGAAGAGGGATTCAAAATGGCAATCGACTGATAAAAAGAGAAAGTGCGCACAAGTGGTATTCTAACCCTTGCGGCTGCATGGTCTATGTTTCTAAAATTGTAATTGACACAATAGGAGGCTATGACATACAATATGCCCTCTATGGTGACGAGCATCTTGACTTTGCAATTCGGGCCAAAAATGCAGGACTACTGCCGCACTCTTATATCGATGTGGCTGACCATTTGTTTTATTGCCACGATCAGTCAGGTAATTACCGAACTTCAAGAACAGATAAGCAGGCTCAACTTTATTTAAGTCGCAGAAGATTATTGCAGCAAAAGGATAGCAAGGCTTTTTTTTCGTTTAAAGAATCACCCTCAAAAATGCAAAAGCCTTATATCCTATCAAGTTATTTAAACTACGAGAAAGACCCGCAGCGCAATGTTATATTGCCAAATTCAATAGAGGCGCTCAGGCCTCTCATGAATAGCTGCCAAGATTTAGGCATTCGATTGGTGATTTTAACCAATTGCAAATTTGAAAATGAAGGCACAACTGAATTTGTTAGGATTGATAACCCTGACCCAAAATTTACCCCCGTAGATTTTAGGTGGTTAATTCAACTGGACTACATTCAGAAAAACCCAACTACAATGGTATGGTGCGTTGATGGTACTGATGTTGAAGTCCTGAAGAATCCTTTTAATATCAACCCAACAAAGCTTTATGTTGGCTATGAAAAAGGTCAGACCCTTGCTAATGGTTGGCTTTGGCGGCATTTATTGCCTTTTTGTAAAAACCGGAATCACAAATCATGGTTCGCAGCATCTAAGCATCTAACTCTACTGAATTGCGGAGTTGTTGGTGGCGGCTATTCGATTGCCCTGAAATTTTATCAGATGATGGCAAATGACATAGTTTTAAATGCCGTTAATGTCAAGGGCAGGCCAATGGACATGGCCAGTTTGAATTATGTAGTTTACAATCACTTTCCGAAAGACTTTATTTCCGGAGAGCAAGTGGTTACTGAATTTAAGGCTTACGAGAGAAATGACATTTCACTGTTCAAACACAAATAATTCCTTATTTGTGAAAATATTTTTGGAATTATCGAATTGGCTGTATTATCTTTGCAAAAATTAAAACACTAAAAAAATGAACGCAGCAACACAGATTCTTTCTCAATTAGGCGGTAACAAATTTATTGCCATGACAAGTGCAACTTGTTTCTCTGATAACAACGGAAACACGCTTGTAACAAAGTTCAAAGGTTCAAGGATTGCAAACATTATGTATGTAACTTTGAATAGCATGGATACTTACGATGTTCGCATCTGCAAGTATAGAGGCCTTGATGTAAAGCCGGTATCTACTCTTTCAGGAGTTTATTCCGATATGCTAAAATCAATATTCGAAGAAACAACAGGACTTAGAACTTCACTTTAGTTTTCACCGGGGCTTCGGCCCCTTTATTTCTAAAACAAATGGATAATCAAATTTTCAAAAATGACTTGCTGGCAGTCGGTGAGTACACAGTTGACGGCCTCGGATTCACTCACTTTTATGTGGACATTGCCGGCACATTAGACATGGTTCAGAGGTTTGTAAAGAGCTATGGCGGTAATATCGAGGTTAAGTACGGCAAGCTTACTTACCGGATGCTGCGCAAAGACTTTGCGCTGATGATTAAGGTTGCAGACCTGAGTGAAGAAAAGCTGAAGGAACTTGCATTGCGGTTCCCGGAAGAGGTAAAGTTTGAAAAAGGAACCGAAATAACACTATGAGCGAATCAGCGGAAAAATACGGCAACGGGGCTGAAAAGCGGCCCCTGACGGCAGTGGAGTGGCTTGAAGATGTGTACAACAAACAAGGGCGCATATTGCCACAACAATTTGAACAAGCTAAAGTAATGCATAAGGAGGAGATAATGGATGCCGTTGATTCATGGGTTGTAAATGGAAATATAAAAGGTGAACAATACTACAACGAAACATTTGGCAAGCCATGACCCTTTCCGAAGCACTTGAAATCCTGATTCAGCATCAAAAATGGCGGCAAGGTCTGACAAACGAAATGCCATACACCCCTTACCAATTAACTGCGGCATTGGATGTGGCCATTGCCGAACTAAGGAAGAATCTTTAAATCCTGAATGCTATGAAAAGAAAAGATATAACCTTTGAGAATTTCGAGCAACTTTTTCGGGCATTGGTGATGGACAAGCAAGTTGATGTACCAGCACGAAAAGATGACCCGTATGGGTTTTACTACAATGCCAGCAGCCAGTTAATAGAAATGCAGTTTGTCGCATTCCTAAGAACCCACATGGGATTGCCCGAATTTCCGATGCGTCCGAATATACAATCCGAACTTGTCAAATATTCTGAAGAAGATATTGAACTTTTAAAAGAAGCGAAAAAAAGAGGATTGGTGAAAAAGTCTCGTTATGAAATACAATGCGAAGCGTATGAAAAGGAGTATTCCAAAATGCTTACAAAGTCAAATTTGATTGCATTTGTAAGGCAACAAAAAAAAGATGCCAAAGCTTACCAAGATGAGATGATTCAAAGCTGGAATTCGGCAGAAACCGAACCGCCGTCCGCTGAAAAAAAGAAAAAGCCAAAAGCAAGCAAGCGAAAAAAAACCTAACCCTGCAATTCCTTATCCATTCCCGAAGAAAGCCCCTCCCAAAAAGAGGGGTTTTTTTACGACCTTACTCCGACTGACTGGATGTATTGCGCATCTCCGCAACTGAAACACATATCTTCACCAGATAGGTTCACCGACTTTGCCCATGTTTTCAATGCCTTTTCCTTCATGCCCCGGAAAGTAACCATAGTCCGTTCGGTTTGCTCCGGGTTAAATGTCGCATGGAAGTTCTGGTTGAATCCTGCCAACTTATTGAGAAGGATTTGTTCAGCCAAAGCATAGGCAATAAACATTTTTAAGTGCTCCCGATTGGCGCAAATAAAGGATTCGGTTGAGCAGATCAGTTCGAGGTTAAACATCACCCCGGACTGATTGAAGTCAGTCTTTATCTTATCCGGCAAAGCCACATTTAGCGGCATGGTTACCGGGTAGATGGTCCAATCCTGATAATTCCAGTAATGATTCGGCCCTCTGTTTGCACAGGCGCAATCGGATACACCCCACTCTGATAAATCCGACAACCAAGGGTTTTTAATCGTTGGCACATCGGTCGTGTCGATGGCTAAAAAGACATTCAATCCGTCAAATTGCAAGTCAATTACCTGGTTAATTGCAACCTCGGAAAAGCCCGATGGCACTGTTATGGTGGTTTCATAAAGCACTGACCAATCAAAAGTGCTGAATATCTTTAATGGCACATATTGCGCTGCTGCGCCTGAATTGTAGATCCAAACTGAATTTACCCGCATTTGCAGGTACTTCGACCCAAAAGCCGAAACCCAAATGCCCTTGTATTTCGCTTCGGCAGGTGTCGGTTGGATGACCTGCTGAGTAAAAACCGTTGGCCGTTTGGTGAAGAACAAACTTTGGTCCATTGTTGCCTCTGCAATCTCATACAGAGAAGCCCGGACCTGAGACTTGATTTGTTCCAATACAACCCTCTGCACCGATTCGTACATTTGAATAAATGAAGGTTGGTCTTGCGTTGCAATGGCATTTAGAAACTCATTGCTCATGCCGGGAAGGTCGTTGATGTAAAGACCGCTGAGTGGCTGTTGAGCGTTGCAGCTTTTCAGGCCGATATAGTTTGTTAAGCAATTCATGGTTCGCAAATTTACTTTGTTCTTGAAAACTTTTTGGCTTTACTTTTCACGGACTTTTTGCCCACGCATCCCCATGCCTGCCGGGATAGGTCATTCGGGCAAGGTGGTTTGGCGCATTTCTTTATGCCGGATGACCTTGCGCAATAGTTATCACCCTTGGGAGTACCGGGTGCAATCGAAAAACCCTTTGCCCCGAATTTAATCGTCCGGTTCCCGACTTTCTTTTGGAATTTCTTTTCGGCCATTTTATTTCTTGTTTTTCTTATTATTTATTTTCTCGCTTTTTTTGCATCATATATTGTGCTTTTGTCGCTGGAAATAAATTGTGACGGCAAGAATAACCACCTAATTTATTAAATATCGTCTGCTTATCGGTTCCGACCATTTTCCCGTTCCAACTCTGATTGGCCCAACTTTCAACTTCCGATTTCTTAAATATCCGGCCTGCCTTATCCCGGCAGAATGGCCTTGTGGTTTTGATGACCGTTCCCGAATAAATGAAATACGAAATGTTCAGGTCACTGCTTACGGCATCTATGTACGACCGCTGAAATATCATCATGCTATCCCCTGCCAATCGTTTGATTTCCGATTGCAGGATTGGTTTTGTTGTGGGTGTTCCATTGATTAAATCCCGGAGAAGCACCTCAAAACTTGTCTTATTCGCTTTGCTGCTCAACGATGAAATAAGCGAGGATGTAATTGGGTCGGCAAGTGCGGCCTGAACTCCCGAACCTAACAAGGCATCCTTTGTGGTTTCGATGCTGACTTTCACCAGTGCATCATAAAGGTCTTGTTTGGGCTTGTAGGTAGAGACCAAGTTGCCGAAATATTCATCGGTCAAATCCCGCAGCTCCTTGTATCCATCGGTAAAGGTCTTTATGGCCTCATTGTAGGCCGCATTGTTGCCAATCGTAGCCAGTATCTTTTTTTTCAGTTTGACCACCTCAAGAAGCTGCTTTGCCCTTGTATCTGCAGAACCGCCAAATCGGATCGGTGCGGTAACTTCGAGCAATTCACGATACAGGTCTTTGAAAATTGCTGGGTACTTGGCTTCCAAATCGGATTCCAGTTTCTCCTGCAATAGTTCAATTTTACGGATTAGTTCTTCTTGTGTCATGCACCCAATCCGAAATCAACTCTTCCAATCTGCTTTTGTGAAATCTTTTCGGCCTCGGCTTTGGCTAATGCCTCAAGGTCGGCTTTCTTTTGAAGGAAGTCCTTTTCCCACCACTTGTCATCCTGTGCCGCCAAAAGGTTTGTGAAGTAGTCAATTTTCACCGCCAACATCGCATCTTCATCAGATACCAATCCGGATTCTTTTAGCAGCGCAATCTCATCCGGTTTGTAATTCGGCAAGGGATTCAGCTTTTGCCTAATCTCGTTTTTCTTCACCGCCATACTGCCCTCTCCGTATTGCTTTATCAGCAAATCCCTTTCAAGACCATTGCTGATTTCAGGGCCAAAACCTTTATCCCGGGCCATCGCCAAAGCATCAGCAATTTCCGCAGCGGTATAGATGTCAAAGTCGGTCGGGATGGTAATTTTCGGAAGGTTTTGGTCTATCCTTTCATCGGTCACCAGGTTTGGAAGGACTGAATACTTTTGAAGATACAACTCTTTGGCCACCCATGAATAAACCGTTACATAATGGACTGCAACTTGGTAGAGGAAAGTATGCACCTCTTTCTTATCCTGAATCTTAGCTTCACCGGATACGGCCAATGGGTTTTCAAAAAGGTATTCCAAACCAAGTGCCCTCATGCCGTTGTATAATCGCTGCTGAATCTCGACTCCGAACTCTTTAATCGTGGCCAAATCCCTTTCGATTATGCCGGCAGGTGGCGTCGGTATATTTGTTAGCTGATTTTCGTTTGTCAGCGCATTTGTTTTCGGGATGGAAATAACAATCTTTTGAAATGGTGTTTCGACCACATCGTTTCCGCTGCCATTGCAGGATTTGCAGGTCGTTTCCGAACCTTTGCCCCGGCCTGACCCTTTGCAGGTCTTACAGCTTGCCGACTTGTATTCCCATTCCTTTGGATAGGCTTGTTTAATCCAAAGTATGTTATTGTCATCCGCCCTCCTGAGTGCCTGGTTCCACTCGGGTATGGCCGCCTGAAGAATTGATTCAAAAATGATGTTGTAGTCTTCGACTTCATACACAACCGAACCAACTGAATGAATCGGGTAAGAGGTGAAGTTGGGAAAAGCATCAATCGTGAGGACTGCATCTGTGTCAGCGGTCCGGTCCTTTAGCGTGACGTAGTAGAATGTTGTTGAATCCTGCGCCCCGAAATAACGGTAGCCTTTGGATTTGTCATGCTCGATTAGCCAGATAGCGTAATCATCGCCAATTTCGACAATGTCTTCAGATTCAATTATCTGAGGGAATGGTTTGTCAAGATTTATCCCCTCACGGATGTCATCGCATTTAGGCGCAACCCAAATCAAAGCATTTGGATCGGACAGGTAGAACTTTTGAAAGGTCTGGAAAAGCCAGTCTTCAAGTGATTTGTACACCGGTAATTTATACTCGCAATAATCCCTGAATGAATTATCCTGAGCGATTCCGGTTTCGATTTCATTTTCTAACCAGTTAATACGAAAATCATCTGCCTGCCTGATTTTGCTCAGCAGGTTTTCGACTCTCTTAATTGGAACCCGGGAGGGGCATTCCCATACCCGCTCCCGTTCCAATTTCATCCAACCTTCTTCATTTGGCCGTGTCGATTCAAGTAGCTTCTTAGGATAGTCATCATCAAAGTGGTATTCCAGTTGTTCATAGATTTCCCGAACTTCTTCATGAAAGTCTGTTTGGAAATTTACCTTTTTCGGGTTCCTGAGAACCTCTATAATGTATTCCTGAGTCAGCATTTGAATCTTTGTTGGCTAATGAATTAAAGGCCTGTGCAGATTACCGTAACATCGATATAACCGAAGAAGCAATCAGAGCAAGTTCCGGTGTACTTGATTTTCATCGTGAAAGTATCGGCACCTGTTTGCTCGGCAGGCGTTGTAATGGTAAGCATTCCTGCCCCTCCGTTTTGGTTGATTGAATACTCGAAGAAGTCTTCATATCCCGGCTCAATGTAATCCACTGAGTAGAACATACTGCAATTCGTTTGTACCGACCTGTTAGAGACAGCA